AACAGCTGCTCGCCGGTGTAGCGCCGGGCACAAAGCTATGGAAAAACAAGATTAAGGGCCTGCGGGGCCGTTCAACCGGCCTGGTGTTCAGCCTTCAGGATAGAAGCCTGATTCATGCCGGTACGCTGAAAAAGCAGATAGAAAAAAAGGAAATCCATTTCATGCAGGTTTCAGCCGGTGTCGATACGTCGTATTCGCAGAAATCGCCGGACACCTTTGCATTTGTTTTTTCCGGAATTACAACGGACCGAAAAAAAGTCACGCTCGCTGCAAAAGTGCTGAACAATCAGGGCCGCCGGGTGCCGCTTGCGCCGTCCGACATCCCGCCGCTGCTGGCCAATTTCCTCGAAGCCAATCGGGAGCACTGGGGGCTGTTTGCGCGGTCGGTATTTATCGACAGCGCCGACGACGCGACCATCACCGAATGCCAGAAATACAAGCGGCAGAACGGCAGCATTTATGAGTTCGTGCCGGCATGGAAAAAGACAAAAATTATTGACCGCATCAATTTGCAGGCCGGCTGGATGGCGCACGGGGATTTCCTTTTGGTGCAGGAATACTGCCAGCCGGAGATTGACGAACTGAATGCCTACAGCTGGGATGAGGACAGGGACAACGTGCCGGAAGACGGAAACGACCATACCATCAATGCAGACCAGTATTCCTGGCTGCCATATAAGAGCCTGATAGGAAGCGCGGTGAAAAGGACATGAGCAAAATTAAAAGTAAAATCGGGGAGAAGGTGAGGACTTTGATTAGGAACTGGCTGCAAATTGAACCGGCACCGGAGAATTCCATCACGATACTGGAACCGCTCAGCTTCCAGGCATCCGTTATCCGAAACCAAATCTGGTATCGAGGGGACGCGAGCGAGCTTGACCAGCTGTACAATCAGCTCGGCGCCGGCGACACGGTCAACGCTGCCCGGTTCTGGGCTGCTTCCCCGTCGGATGAAAAAATCCGGAAAATTCATTCGGGATTGCCGTCTATCCTTGTTGATACGCTTGCTTATCTTGTGAAGTCCGACCTGGATGACATCACTTTCGGGAAAGACAAGACGGGAAAAAGCACGTGGGATTTAATTACCGATACGGAAAGCGGCGGAATCAACTTTCTTGACCTTGTTGGGAAAGGAATCGTTGGCGCGCTGAAATCCGGGGACGGAGCATTCAAAATTTCCATTGATCCGGATTTGTCTGATTTCCCTATTGTTGAGTTCTATGAGGCAGACCGCGTGGACTACATCCAGAAGCACGGCATTACGACCGGAATCAACTTCTGGACGCCCTATGCTGTTGATTCCAGAGCATACCGCCTCAGGGAATCATATGAAACGGGCAGGATTTCCTACACGCTGTTTAAGGGAGAGACGGACGATAAAGAGGTACCGCTCGACACCGTCCCTGAGCTGGCCGATTTGGCATCCCACAATCCAGTCGAATATGACGGTGGGTTCCGCATGGCCATCCCCCTAAAGTTCTTCGAGAATCCCAAATTTCCCGGGCGCGGCAAGGCCATCTATGAAAACAAGCTGGACAGCTTCGACGCGCTGGACGAAGTAATCAGCCAGTGGATGGACGCGCTGCGTGCGGGGCGTGTGAAGAAGTATATTCCGCGCGACCTTATCCCGACGGACATTAAGACAGGCCAGCCTGCGCCGCCAAACGATTTCGGCAGCAACTACATTGTGACAAATTCGGACCCGCATGAAAACGCCCAGAGCAAAATCCAGACGGAGCAGCCGGACATCAAGTACGATGCGTTCCTGTCCACCTATACGGCTACGCTGGATATGTGCCTGCAGGGGATTGTTTCCCCGGCGACGCTTGGCATCGACGTTGGAAAGATGTCTTCCGCAGATGCACAGCGCGAGAAGAAGGACGTCACCGGATATACCCGCAACACCATCACCGGGGTGCTGGAAAAAGTGCTGCCGGAACTGGTTAGCTCCATCCTCAAGGCTTACGACGTGATGCAGAATCAGCCCGCAGGGGATTATGAACCCGCCGTCAGTTTCGGCGAATACGGCGCGCCGTCCTTTGATGCCCGCGTAGACGTGGTAAACAAGGCAGCCACGGCAAACACCATGAGTGTGGAAACACAGGTGGATGAGCTTTGGGGTTCATCAAAGGATGATGACTGGAAGGCAGATGAAGTTCAGCGAATCAAACAGCAGCGCGGGATTGAAACCGTGGATGAGCCGCCAAAAGTCGGGGATGAGCTGCAGCCTGCCGGCGGTGATGCGTGATGCTGTCCTGGAAGGACATATCCGACCTTTTCGTAAAAATGGAACAGGGCCTGATAGCGTCCCTGAAACGGAACCTTTCCCGGCACAGAGCATGGGAACGTGAGGAAGGTTTCAGCTGGCCGGCCTGGCAGGCGGAGAAGCTGAGAAACATCGACCAGTTCCGGAAGGAAAACAGGGAAATTGTTGGCCAGTACGCTGATACGATTGACTTGGAAACCCGCGGCATGATGGCCGACCAGTTTACAGAGGGCATGGACACCGCGTCGGACGGATCGGAAAAAGAAGAACATCCGTCCGGTATCCCGGAGGAACATTTCTTCGGTGTGAACGACCGGCGCCTGGATAATCTCATGCAGGATATGCACGGCACCGAGCAAAAGGCCCAGAGCGCCGCCCTCCGCATGATGGACGATATTTACCGCCGGACCATTTCGCAGGCCGCTGCGGCGATGGCAGCGGGCGCTGCAACGCTTCCGCAGGCGATTGACATGGCTGTAAAGGATTTTTTGAAGGCCGGAATCAACTGCATCGAATATAAGAACGGAAGCCGCGTGAATATTGCCGATTATGTCCAGATGGCGCTGCGCACGGCCGCGACGCGCTCTTACCTTCAGGGCGAAGCAAAACGCCGGGCGGAGCTTAAAATTGATACGGTTTTAGTCAGCCAGTACGGCGCCTGCTCGAAAACATGCCTGCCCTGGCAGGGCAGGGTTTATATCGACGACGTGTGGGGTGAATTCCATGGGGAGATTTCAAGCGGCCGCGGGAAAAGTGCAAATGGGAAATGGTATCCGCTGCTTTCCGTAGCGGTCCGGGGCGGACTGTTTCACCCGAATTGCCGCCACACGCTGAGCACATGGATCGAAGGCGTCAGCCGGATGCCGGAACCGCTGGACGAGGGCAGGATACGTCAGAACGCCGCCTTGGAGCAGAAGCAGCGCATGCTGGAAAAGAAAGTCCGGGAATATAAGCGGATGGCGGAGGGCTTCCAACAGCCCGCCCTGGCCAAAGAATACAGACATAAAGCAGCCGAAACCCAAAAGAGACTACGGGATTTTGTTACCGAACATGGCGACATCCTGCGCCGCGACTACTGGAGGGAGAAAACCTATGAAGTCCCCGTTGCAATTCCCCGGGAAGACGCTATACTGAAAGCAGACATCCGCAACAATCCGAACTTAACAATTGATATCGGAAAACAGGGAAAGCATATTCGAGGGCATAATAATTATATTCCAGGCCGCAGTTATCTAACTGTCTCGGTAGAAGAAGTGCAGCGATTGGTGAATCAGTATGCGGGGACCGGGCAGCTTCTGAGAGACCGGAACGGCCATTGGAAGCAGACAGAATTAGTGAATTTTGGAAAGCCAATCGGAGTTGCAGTGGACCGCAGCGGAAAAGAAACACCGACATCAAAAGCCATAATCCATTACAGTAAAACAGGATGGCATATTGTCCCCACAACGAAGGAGGGAAAGCCCCATGACAGAAAATGAATTATACAAATACCGCGGGAAGAATATCCGCGTAACCTGCATTGATGGCCAAGTGTTGACCGGCTTTTGCAGTATGGTTACTCAGGCAATGGACAACGACCCGGAAATTGCAAGCATTGTGATTGAACCTAAAGGCGGAGGCCTTACAGAAATCATGCTTCCGGAAATCCAGTCCATTACAGTCGAATAAATACCACCTGCTGGAAACGGCAAGGTGGTATTTTTATGCCCAAAACATGCTGACGGCGTTAAAAGCTGCAAGGGAATCACAGCCGACAGGCTATAAAAGGAGTGTATTACCATGAAATATCTGAAACCAAATATTCAGCTGTTTGCTGCTGCATCCGGCACGTCTGCCGGCGGGGGCTCTGCAAAGAAAGAGGAAGCCACGCAGCCACCCACGATAGCCGGTGCGGATGGGAAACCAACCGGCGCGGAAAGTACCCCACCATCCACGGATGACGGCATTCCGAAGACGCAGGAGGAGCTGGACGCCCTAATCGAGAAACGTCTGAAACGTGAACAGAAGAAATGGGCAAAGCAGCAGACCACAGTACCTGCGCAGCCTCCCACACCGGCTCCGGCAGCAGCGCCTGCAGCTCAGGCACCGGCAGCACAGCCGGCCGCGCCGCCTGCTGTGGATAATACCGAACTTCAGAAAACCCAGCACGACCTTCTGGAGGCCCATGCCGAGCTGGCCGCAGTGAAAAGCGGCCTTAATCCCGCCGTTGCGGAAGATGCTGTTTTGCTGGCCGTCCATGAAGTGGAGAAGACCGGGGACGATTTGGACGACGATTCCGTGGCTGATGCGCTGAAGACTGTCCTGAAACGGCACCCGGAATGGAAAGCCGCAAAAGATGGAACCGGGACCGGCTTCCGGGTGGGCGCCGGCGGCGGAGACGCGCA